TGTCTCTCAATTGAAAGAGCTAACAGCCAATCTACCGGTGATGGCTAAGGCTGAGGCCCCGGCGGGTGGAGTCAACTCGATCGGTCCCAGCAGAGGTCCGAAAGCCGTGTTTTTCGATCCTCTCAGCTTGCAGTACAGTTTGGGCTACAAGGATCGACGATATAGTCTCACATATGACACCCTAAAGAGAGTCGCTCAACAGGTATCAATCCTTAACGCTATTATTAATACTCGTATTGCACAGATTGCTTCTTTTTCGGAGCCATACCGATTTACTAAGTCATTAGGGTTTAGGATCAAACATAAAAGTCCGGATCATTTGACTACTGATGGTGAGCGGGATTTTATTGAGCATCTCGAGGCGTTCGTTCTTAGCTGCGGTGAACCGGGGCGCAGTAATCCGTTTACAAGACTGAAACGACCAAAGTTTGAGGTGTTTTTAAAGAAGATTGTGCGCGATACGTTACAGTATGATCAGCTTGGATTTGAGATTATTCCCAGAAGGAATAAAATTCCATTTGAGTTCTGGGCCACTGATGCCGCAACATTAAGGATTGCATCTCCGGATCGGGACCATTCATCAGCTCCATTCAGCCTCCATCACCGTAACAATATTGGTACTAATTTTCAGCCCCATCGTTACGGTAATCTATACCAAAATCAGACTTACGGTAACCAACCTGGACAAGGACGTATCGTGGATTATGTTCAGGTCATAAACGGACAAATTGAGAATGTTTTTATGGATGGAGAGCTGGGTTTTGGGATTAGAAATCCAAGATCAGATATCTACATCCAAGGTTACGGCTACAGTGAGATCGAGCAGTTGATCACGATCATTACTGCGATTCTGTACGCCGAGGAGTGGAACCGGCGCAACTTCTCCCAGGGAGCACATCCGAAGGGGCTGTTGAACTTCAAGGGCGACAACTGGACTCCTGATCAACTCGAGGCGTTCAAGCGGCAGTGGATCGCTCAGGTCGCCGGCACGGAGAACGCCTGGAAGACTCCGATCACCCAGTCGGAGGGCATCGAGTGGATCCAGCTGCAGAACTCGAACCAGGAGATGGGGTACCAAGGCTGGCTCGAGTATCTGATCAAGATCTCCTGTGGTGTGTTCCTCATCGATCCTGCTGAGATCAACTTCGATCTTCACGGTGGCGTTCAACAAACGCCACTGTTCGAGAGCAGCCAGGAGTGGAAGCTCAAGGCTTCTCGAGACCGTGGGTTGAAGCCGCTGTTGCGGTTCCTTGCGGGCTTGATCAACGAGTACGTGATCGATAAGATCGACGATCACTTCATGTTCGAGTTCGCTGGTCTCGACGAGCTGACCGAGCAGGAGAAGCACGAGCTACTAAAAGAGCAGATCAACTCCTACATGACGTTGAATGAGGGGAGACGTGAATTGGATCTTCCAGAGATTCCAGGTGGGATTGGTGATCTACCGCTCAACCCGACACTTGTACAACTTCTTCAGATGCAGCAGCAGCGTGAGGACCAATTAAGGCAAGAGCAGCAACAACAAGAGCAAATGATTCAAGAGCAGGATCAACAGTCTGCTCTTGAACAGCCGCAAGAAGAGCCTCCTGATGCTGAAAAAGAACAAAAGGTGAGACATGCTGAGGACAAGCATCCTCTTGAGATGGAGCTGCTTCGGCAGAAAGTGGATCAAGCTAATGCTCAGGTGGCTGTTGCGGGTGGAGAAATGGGAGGAGTTGGAACGGAGTCGTCAGAGGAGGTACCTAAGGAGTCTGCAGCAGCGCAGGGGCCGCCTCAGACAGAAACAACCGCGCCGGAACAACCAGTAGAGATAACCGTACCAGAGCAAGAAGCGAAGCCTCAACAGAGGCCAAAAGGTGATCCCAAAAAGCAGTATGCTGCCCTGTTTGGTAAATCCGTCACTTTCGATGATTTTATTGATTTTATGAGGAGCCGTTGAGATGAACAAGGGAGATCTATCTGGCACTTCGGATAAGAAGATCAAGGATTGGGAGCAGGGCGAGAATCTGTATGTTAAATCGGATGCTGCCGTAAAATCTGATCTGAAAAAAGATTATAGGGGTACGTACGTCCCAGGTCAGGGGTTCACCGGTAGCGGTTCTGCCAAACCAGGTACATTGGCTCATCAGTCAGTGGATAAAGAATCTGTCCGAGGAGTAAAAGACATCCTGAACCCTATGCCGAAAGACCCAGGCGGGGCTATGCGAGCAAAAATGGGTAAAAGCAAGGAGAAGTGTATCATGGCCTCAATGGAGAACATTACTGGCAAAGGCGTCCGATTGGTGCCTGATGTTAAAGCTGAGAAGTCTGAAGAAGCTGAAAAGGCTTGCGACATGAAGACTGCTAAGTCGATTTTAGACAGTATGTTAGAGAAAGCTAGACCAGCGAATGGCGCTAATGAGAACGGACCGGTTAGTGGTGCCCCGCACGGAGGATCGGGTCCGGCCCAACAAAGTACTGGGAGTTTGAAGCATCCAAATAGCGGACCAGCTCAGATGTACGTTGGCGGGTCAGCTCATGCAGGTAGAGGTCCGGCGCAAACCTCTACTAGTGTAAATCACCCTAATAGTGGACCCGCTCAGACAGATGTAGGGGCACTGCAAGGTCCAGGCAACGCTGGCCAAGTAAGTAAAGCTATTACTTCGATGGCAGTTCCCAGAATGCCTCGAGCTTTAGCTGCGGTCTCGGTTGAGCAATGGCGTAATGCTCCCAAGGCAAGTACTAGAACCAACACAGTTGGAGATATGTCTGGACCACTCCATGGTGAGCTAATCGAGTCCGTAGACGAACAAGTGGCTTCGCCACGTAATCCTGTAATGAAAGCGTGTCCTGGGTGTGGTCGTACTTACACGCTTCGAAAGAGTGATGATGGGTGCCCCACTTGTTCTAATCTTCATCGTGGGAATATGACTAAGAGTCGTGGTGGTTTGTTGATACCAGCCACAATTGACTAGGAGGGCGTTATGTTAAACCCTCCACTGTATGTGCGGCTGTCGAAATCCGATCTTGAAAAATCGGTTGCGGCTAAGGCGTACGTTCCAGAGTATAAACCGATTGCTGGTACTAGGACTATTCCTCTTCAGACGAAAGATCCGAAAGAGAATTGGTCTCCGGAGCACCACTTGGCGCATCATCTTATGGGAATGGATTTTCATAAAAGAAATACACCAGGCCCTGGTGGAGACCCGACTAAAAGTCAACAGTACCAAACGCATTTACGTGGCGCACATCAAGCGATCAGTAGCGGAGCTGATATGGGAAAGGTTTCGGGGCAGCATTATTCGGAAGCCAAAGCAGCTTTTCCATCACATATCAGGGGGCAGCTCGGGAAATCTGATCCTGGTCTTTACATCGGAGGGTGACAATGTCTAACAATCTATTTGCTAATAGTTTTTAGTAATGGCAAAGCCAGCAACTACTTTGGAGTCTAAGGATCAAGTAAGGCAGATCTTCCGCCTTAAGGAAGGCGGACTAACTCAAAAGAAAATCGCTTCTAAGTTCAGCGTGTCGAGAAGATTAATAGGAAAAATCTTGAATGGAGAACGCTGGGCAGAGGTGTACAAAGAGGAGGTTAGCTGTGCCCTCTAATCCATTAACAGGAGCAGTACCGCTGAATCTTAGAAAGCCTGGTGGGGAAGAGACAGTTGTCAAGTCTACCAGTTATCGTCCTGGTGAGAGTCATCGTGTCCCTGTGACCCGTAGTCAGTATGATGATCCTCGTCTTCAGCAGCGAAATGTGGGCTGTACACCTCTCCGTCGATACCCTAACGGCAAATTAGACGTAAAATATGTAGCACAACAGATCGTTGATTTGGTGCACAAAGCTAAAGACGGCGGAAAGTTAACAGAATTTGAAAAGGCTCTGCTGACTTCGATTCTGCCGGCGCAATTCCATTATCCGGGGATGGATGTTCGGATGACCAGGACGATGGCCCGTATGTCAGACGAAGAGCGTTTGTTGGTCGCGATACTCCTCCAAGGGCACTTGAAGGAAGAAGAGAACTTTAATGCCGGTCGTGGAGGCGGAAGTGTCTCAGGACGAAGCACAAGCCGTAGTTAATATTGAAATACCTGCAGATCGTCTGGAGGGTCTATTTAAAGCTGTTAAAGATCACCATCACGGGTCCGAGCAGGTAGAGTTTTTTGTAAATCAAAATCCGGCAACAAAACGGATGATGAAGACGGTACAGGAAGCATATGACGCAATGACGGAGAGTTTACATCAGCATATTTTGGATGTGTTGAGGTAATAATGCCTCCGTTAAAGTCGGGTCTAACTGTTGAAGGTCTTCGAGTTTTGAAGTTGTTGGTTGACAATTACGGGATGTCGGAACCTAACGCGCTCCGGTTAATGAAAGATGGCGGGCCTGCCTTAGCTGTGGCTCTGCTAGCTATTGCGAGGTGATAGATGCGGTATGATCTAATTGGACCACGACCATTACGACCGGCTGTTTCAAAATCACCTCAACCAGTTTTGGTAGTTTCGATTTTGGATACGTTATCAAAAGCGGATGTTGAATTGTTCATTGCTGTTAGGCAGCATGTGGATTGTTTGAGCAAGGCTCTTAAGGGTAAGGAAGCAGCCGAAGCCTGGGAAAAATTTGAAGCCCCTAAACGTAAAGGGGAAATGCCGACTGGACTTCACCAGATCGCAAAATTTAGCAAGCAGTGGCAAGGTCCGAAAGGTAATGCTCCGACGGTTAGGCATGCTGATATAAATACTCCGGAGCATGATCATGCTCGTTTGGTGGCTAAAAGAATTTATCTCCAAGATAAAATTCAAGGTCATGCAAATGCTGGACACGAGTCTAGTCACCCAATGCTTCAACACCGCCAAAGAGTGTTGGGGCAAGTAGAGGACAAGTTACAGAGTTATGCGAAACGTGGGGTTAGTTCCGGTCCGCAACACCACAAAGATTGGACGATGCATTATACAAGTAACCCACACGGTTCTCACTCTGACGATCATATTTCTATTGGGACAACTTATCACAATAGAGCACAGAATCCGACTCCATCCCCGCAACAAAAAGAGCTGTACCAAAAAACGGCATCGCCGGAGCAAACTGGTGCAAAGGTCGAAGAATCTCATATTGATGTAACTGGTAAGTTTTCCCCAATTCCTCATCCTCATGAGGCGGCGACTGGGGTAGCCCCGATCGGGTCGACTAGTGCGGGTACGGCATTAGCCAAACCAGTATCTACGACAGGTCCAAAAGGTACTGAAGTTGTCAAAACGCCACATGTAGCAAAAAGCACTGACAAATGGATTAGCGACAAGATTAGTCTGTTAGTGCGCGAGGGAAAGCCCCAAAAACAAGCTATTGCTATCGCTCTTGACATGGCGGGGCGCGCAAAAAAATCTGTTCCACTTCTCCTTTCGGTATAAGGCTGTGCCAGGATGCCGATCCCCAAAGACAAGATTGACCAGATTCGGGCTGTTGTTCGCCAGCACGTAGATTGGTTTATTGGACGTGTGTTTGGAAGTCAGTTTACTGATGAGCAGGCTCATGTAGATGCTCCTGATTCAGTACAAGGCTTACCTACTTCATTAACACAAATGTCTTTTGTTCTAGGTAAGGAGGAAGCCCAACTCAAAGAAACCGAGTGGAAAGGTTACAGTTGGGACGATATGGCCCATGCTGCTGAGCAGGTAACGTCGGAAGAACAGGCTCAGATTGATGCGGCTGTATTTTCCACTCATACAAAGTTCAGGAAGTTGGGAGACGATGTTGCTAATGGCGTGTTCGAGCGCCTTTCTATAGCTAACAGTGAGGCGGTGTCCGAGGCTCAGGTACGCGGTATTATCGCTGACAAGATCGAAACTGGTGTTTTGTTAGGACGTAGTCATTCAGCGGTGGCCCAGGAGTTGATCCGGACCCTGCAGGATAAGAGTAGGGATTGGTATCGAGTTGCTGCAACCGAGTTACATCATGCTCGTCAAACAGGCGTAGTGCATGCAATTACTAATAAGCTTGGAATTTATAGTCATGGGGAGGGACCTAATAGTAAGGTTGCCATCGTTCCTGCAAGTGATGCTTGTCAAGATTGTATTCGCCTCTACTTAGAAAATGGTAAGCCGAAGATTTTTCAGTTGTCAGAGTTACTGCAGAATACTGGGACCAACTATGTCCGGCCTTGGCGATCTAACGCCAAACCTGTAATTCCTCCACTTCATCCAAATTGCTATTGCATGTTACGATACGTACCTCCTGGTTGGGGTTGGAACGATAAAGGAAAATTCACTATGACAAAACCAGAAGAAGCGTTTCCAGACCAATTGGGTAAGTCCGTTGACAGTGTTTCACATTCACTCCTACAAGGATCAAATGCTTCTCTTCCAACAGAGGATTACATTCGGCAGATTGATGATCCTGAAGAGTTGCAAGTGTTGAAAAGACGGTTAAAGAAACTCGAGCAGATGTACATACGTGATCGAGATATTCACGAGCGGTTGAAACATCTTTTACACGAAGCGAAAGTTCAGTGGATACGTGTATCAGGGGTCATTGGTGGGAGGAATTCCAATGAGTAGGTTACTGATGTTGGACGAAATGATCTCTAAAGCCAACAGTGGTGATTCATTTCGAGGCGGTGACCCCACTGAAATCGAGATTAAAAAAGAAGAAAAAGAACTCGATAAAGGTGTTAAGAAAACTCAGCGCCTTCCGAAAGATGCCAAGAAGTTAGTAACAGCAATGTTGCATCGGGCGGAAGGTGGTCATGTTTCTAAAAAGCCAAAGGTAATTAAAGCTCAGCCTGGTGAGGAGGCTGGTTCATTCCGTGGGGGTGATCCGGAAGAGATCCGGATTAAGCGAGAAGAAAAGCTTCAAGAGATGGAAGACTCTGGGCAGCTTGAGGATCAGGACATTCAGGCGGAAACTGGGGATGAGCCTACCCAAGAAGAGATTGAGGAGGCTCAAGAAGAGGAAAAGCAAAAGCAGGAGGATCGAGGTAAATCACTAACGGTATCTAAAGCGATGGCGCATATTGCTGGTCAGCAAGTATCCCCAGTGGACACTTTTGGTGACTACAATCCTCTTGATGCTAACGGTGATCCTGTTTCCTTGAAGATCCAACAGGTAGATGAGAAGTACAAAGAGCCTGCTCCTGTTCGTCCTGGTAAAAATCAGCACCGTTTATGGTCAGAGGTGATTGGCACCAAGCTACCCCTGACTGGTGATCCGATTCACCACCTTCGCCGGTACCATGAGCAGGGTAGAACAGAGGAGATGACACGGGAAGCTCGTCTTCTTACCAAAGCGATCAATCGGTACGACACTGGCTTGTTGTCTGTCTGGCGTGAAGATTTTGTTGGCGGCAGCTTTTATACCGGCGATGTTAACAAAGGAATCGGATCAGCCCCAGCGCCTCACCATAAATACGTCAAGCGTTGGTTTGAGGACGGAAAATGGAACTACGCCTACCAGGGTGAGGAACACTCGAACCACGGTATCGGCGCTATGCATGATATTAGCGGTCACACGGTTGAGGTGCATCCTGGGTTCAAGCAGGCGGGTCAGCCAGGATCAGAAGCGAAGGCATTCGAGTATTCACGACGTGCACATTTGGCAGAGGGTGGCGAGCACGATGTGAAGTTGTGGGACCATGATCAAGAACAACTCGTAGATCGAAAACTAGTAGGCAAAGGATCGAAGGATAAAGAAGGCAACATAAAACACGACAAAGAAGGTATGCCCGTAGTTGGAGATCATTACTTCGTCGATCCTAATACTGGGAAGAAGAAAAGAGCAGGTAATACGGTAACTGCCATCGAGAGCAATTTACGGCCTGTGGAAACGGTAAAGGATCCGTACGGTGATCCTTGGATGCACTACCACGTGAAGCAGGGCAGAGATCCGGAGTCTCTTGGTAGGCCACGGGTGGTATTTGATCACCGTAGTAGGTTTAATCCGGACATTGATCCTACTGATCCCAAATCTAAGAAATGGAGTCCAGCTCCTAAGACTAACATAGATCAATTGCGTGAGTGGGTTGGAGAACAGCAGTCGTACATGGAGTTCCTCAAAGAACAAGAGGGACGCGGTCAAATGCATCCCGAGGAGCGGAAAGGCCACGCTAAAGATTGGGAACCTACGTTTGGGCATCACTACGACTATGGCACTGGGCAGCTGAGAGTCGGCGAGGACGGAAAACCAGCCAAGATCGAGCATAAAATAACCAATGCTCTCGAGCGCGGTGATGTGGGTAATTGGAGTTGGAAACCGGATCATTTATACGTCAGAGCTGGTGAAGGAGAACGAGGTCCGTTGTCGAGAGACCAGCATGTCCCTCATGGGCAGCGAGCTATCCAGCATGGTGTTGCGTTCCATATAGAACCCGAACATGAAGCGGAATTTATGCGGCAGATCGCAAATGAGCATGGATCTGCGTTTGCTTCAGATGCTGAGTTTCTTTTGAAGAAGAAGGGTTTGAGAAACTGGAACGGCAATGATCTTGGCACCAGCGAAGGTATGAGAAACGCCAAGATGGAGCTGGCTCAGGAAGCGGTTGCTGGGATCGACGACTATGTTAATTCCTACAACCCAAAAGATCCCCATAAAGGTCGCAGGTTGGCTGAGCACATCAGGCGCAAAGCAGCAGACAACATGGGGCGTGCGATCGATAAGCACATGACCCCAGAAAGTGACCCCAAAAGGTACGCTACGAGGCGAGTGAAAGACTTGGCCCGCACTGTGGCTCGTAAGAAAAAACTGATCGAGCAGGATGTTGCCACTGGTGAAGAAAGTGGTTTTGCCCAACGGAGGAAAGAAACTCTACCGCAACTTGAGGAGGAGCTTGCGCGCCAACAAGCAGCCGCCGGTATGGAAGGTGGTGATGTCCGTTCTACAGGAAGTACGGTTGGTTCGGGAGCATCGAGAAGAACTAGTTCTGAGGGTGGGGAGTGGACAGCTCGACGACCTGCTGGTGGCCAAGCTCGTCAGGGAAGGCAAGAGGGCGGTGTCGGCCACGATATGGGGACTCAACACCTCCCAACTCCCGAACAGGCGGCTCTGCGACGAGAAAGCGAAGAGAAGCGCCGTCAAAGAATGGTAGAAACTGGTGAGGCTGTTGGTAGGGGCGAACTTTCTTCTGAGGAGAGAAAGCTCCATTTAAACCAGTTTGATCAGTGGTTGAAAAAAGAAGGAAAAGGTCATCACGAGATTCTCGGGATGATGAAGGATTGGCACAGGGAAGATCCTCGTGGGTTTGACAAGTATCTTAGTGCTCCGAGCACACCAGCATGGACTAGAACTGCCTACGAGCACCACACTGGGGAATCTACTGGGGAGCATGTGGCTGACCCCAAAGAATTTGAGAGATCGATTAATTATCATTCTCTGTTGATGGCTGCTGATGTGTTAGCGAAAGCTGAAGAAGAAACCGAAGACGATCAAGATCAAATGCACTACGTTTGGCGCGAAGGCGAACCAGGTGCGTATAAATACATGTATCAGGATAACTTCGGCGAGCACGTCAGAGGCACTAATGCTCCTGAGGGTCATCCCCACCATGATCCAGAAGCTGGGCCACCGGAGATTCATCCACATGAGCCGACTCGGGAGACCGCACCTCATATATTCGATGAGTTCGGTAGAAAGCTCCACAGACCAGCGCCGGAAGGTGTTGAGACTGAACCCAACACGGCATATGATCCTGAAGTAAATCATTGGGCGCATAAATACGAGGACCCAGAGACTGGTAACGAGGAATTCATTTCGCTGCATCGTGACCGTGTCGGCAACCACCGCTTGGCGTTGAATGAGGATATCCGGCAGGTGGATTCGCAGCTTGAGAAGGTGAGGCAGTTTTACTTGCGGCTGATCCAGGGGGAAGACCAGCGTCAGAAAGCAGTAGGTTTGGTGCTGGCTCTTGTTGATCAGGCGAGAGCGTTGTCAGACGGTGATGATAGTGGTCTTCTGTCGATGAAGATCAAAGACGTGTCGATCACTGGTAACGCGTTCAAGATGAAGTACAAGGACGCGAGCGGGTCCCCACACATAGTGACTGCTGTGTTAGATTCTGCAGCTGCTAGTGCTCTGCATGAGTTGGCCCAAGGCAAAAAGCCAGGCGACAAGGTGTTTGAAGTAGACGGTCAGCCAATTCAGCAACGTGAAGTAGCGGCTGCACTGGATGAGCAGTTTGGTTTGCAACTGAAACAGTTCCGTACTTACCACGGTACGGAATTGTTCTCGAAAGAGTTTCAACGTATCGTTGGAGAGCAGGCTTCTTTAGAAACCAAAGACCTTCCACGACTTGCTGACAAAGCTTATGCCAGGGTTATGCGAATGATGGGTCACCAAAAGGTCGATCCTAATATGGCTCAAAAGACAATTGTTGACCCGGTCACGGTTGAAGCGTTGTTCATGTCCGCTATCCACCACCACGACCCCAAAACTGGAGAGGAAGTAGAGAAGGCATATAAGCTCCATGGAAGAATGATTTTCCAAGGCATGCCGGTTTCTATCGAGAATAGGAAGGGGTCTGTTAGGAAATGGAAAGACAAAGAAAGCGGCACTGAAGGTAAAACCAAGATGCATTACGCTTACGGATACATCCGTGGGACGGAGGGTATGGATGGCGACGAGGTTGATGTGTATATCGGTCCCAATAAGGAATCAGATAAGGTTTTCGTCATCCACCAAAAGAAGCTTCCCGATTTTAAGGAGTACGACGAAGACAAGTGTATGCTGGGATTCGACACGGGGGAAGAAGCCAAACGAGCCTTCTTGAAGCAATACGATGATCCTCGTTTCTTCGGTAGCATGTCAGTGCTGACCTTGGACGAGTTCAAGGACAAGCTTCAGGCGACGAAGAAGCGTCCTCAGATAATCAAGGGTCAGAAAGAGTTTCGTCCGCACGAACCTACTTCAAAAACCCCAAGCGAACCTGGGTATGTCTACCATGCCACTAACGACTGGAGTGCTCACGACATAGCTCATGCGGGGCATTTGGAAACTCACAGTCCGTCTCATGGGACAAACCAGTCTACTTGGCCTGACGGAAGCACTGAGAAAAGATCTTATTGGTCCAAGCAGGCGGGGTTGGTTCATTCGTTTGCCCCAGAGGGGGGCGGGGGTCCTGTGATATTAAGGACCCCTCACAGAGACCATTTTAAAACTGAACGAGGCACAGGAGATATTGTAACCACTAAACCTGTGCATGCGGATCATATAGAAATACGACACGAGAATGGATCCTGGCACCCGATAAAACATGCTTACGGAGTTGCTAAGTCTTTGTGTTCGCTGTGCTCTAAGTCTTGGGGCACGTGCGAACACTCGGAGCTGATCGAGAAGGCGTTCCGAGGCAGCGCAGACACTGGTCCGGTTACGTGGACGGTTTCAGTGTCTCACCCGGAGCGGACTCCGGACGAGGAAGCGTTTGGTGCATGGATCCATAACCACCCGCAGCATGAGCATGACCAACATTGGTCAGCATTTAAACATGCTACTAAAGTAGAAGATCTTCCTGAACCGGATCACGGCAGAGAGTATGCTCACGGTGGGGATCAACCTGATCGACACCACCCAGTGTTCGATCAAGAGGAGTCGTATCATCACGGTTCAGATGAAGAAGAAGTGGAACAGCAGCCTCAAGGAGAGGAGCAGGAACCCGAAACTGTCAAATCCATACTTGATTCTATGCTTCGAGTAGCGAGTTGACTATGCAGCGGTTGCTGACATGTAGGTGCGGTGAAGTTATCGTTAAATCGGTTAACGAAAAAACTAAAATACACAACAAAGTCATAGTGTTCAGTTCTGGGAAAGCGTTTGCGGTGTGTAAGTCGTGCGGAGCTGAAAATGAGGTTCCGATGCAATTAGATAAGCGAGAATTAAAGGAAGAGCATCGGCGTCCCTGTCTTTTCTTGCGAAAGGGTTAAAGATCCCTTACGATCTTTGCTTGACAGGGTAGATCTCATAAGTTATTGATCTACTCAACAATCGGACGACTCCAATAAAGGGAGATCAGGCATTGCGCCTGGCCTCCCTTTTTGCTTTTGGACCGAATACCATTACGTGGGTAGGTAACGTAACGGATCAAATGCTAGACATCCTTAGTCCAAATGGTTTCGAATTTTGGGTTCCTCTCTCACTGGAGAAGTCCCAAAGTAAGAGCAAAGATGGTAAGCGATGGATTGAGGGTATCGCCTCTACCGCAAGTCTAGATCTCCAAAATGAGATCGTACTACAGGCTGGAATCGACACCAGTTACTTCCTGAAGCATGGGTATTTCAACAATGATCATAAGCCTGGGTTTGCCAACAAGGTTGGTCAACCAACTGAGTGCAAGATCACCAAAGAAGGCTTGTGGGTCAAAGGCTATCTGTTCAAGAACAAGAAGGTGGCTGACGACATTTGGGAGATGGCCAACTCCCTCGAGGCTTCAGGGTCAGACCGGAAACTGGGTTTTTCCATCCAAGGTAAGGTCCTGCAGCGTCGCGGAAAGACCATAGTCAAGTGTTGGATCCAGGATATTGCTATTACAGCAGCCCCAATCAACACCAATACTTGGTTGGACGTTGTGAAAAGCCTTGATGCCCTACCACCTGACATTTGGTGTGACGAAACAGGCTGTTACGTTATTACTCCTGATGTCGCCAATAAAGCCATGAAAGCCTCAGAAGGTAAATGTTGCGGGGCGTGTAACTGCACCGGTGGTGCTCGAGATCAGGATAAAGCTTTCAAGCCAGAGTCCATGGATTTGCAAAAACAGGACGAAAAGGACCCTGACCAAGAGAAAGCACTCCAGGCTACAGGTAGTGTTCTTGTCCCCGAGAGCCTGGATGGGGAAGCGAAAGATCAGGATTGGGGTCGTACTGATCCTAAAAAGAACGAAGATACCAAAAAATCATTGATGCCTGATGAACAGCTAAGCTTCGACGAGTCCGTAGTTTTGTTGCAGGCATACAAGGGGTTCACACAGCCGGAAGCCAAAATCGTGGCCAAGGCTGTCTTTCACATGAATGGGCTCTAAACAGGAGGCGTAAGATGGCTGGAGACAAGGCCACGATTTCGCGTGAGAGCTTCTACAAGAGCTTGGGTAAGCTCGAAGCCCTCGCGGGTGTGCAACAGCAGACTCAGCAGCCACAGCTCAATCCGGAAGCAATCGTTGAAAAGATGCAGAAGGGTGAGCAGTTGACGGCAGAGGAAATGGATCTGGTTAAGTCCCAGATTTGTACTGGTCCGAACAGCGAACGGACTAGTTGGCCAGGAGGGCAGACCAGTGATGTCCCTGGAAATGGTCCTGGGGCCGATAAGATCAAGCCAAACGGAACCGACTATAACGAGCGCGGTATGCGTAAGTCGATTGCAGAGAAGGTTGCTAAAGGTCTCCCGTTGACGGCTGACGAGCTGGCTCTGCTTAAGTCGGATCTCGAAAAGGGAGACGAGGTCGGCGGGTCCGTAGAGAAGGCCAAAGACGACAAAGACAAAGAAGAGTTCGGTCGAGATATCGGCAAGAGCTTCAATGAAGTAGTCAACGAGAACGACACCCTACAGAAGGGGATTGAGGTCTCGGAATTCCTTAGTGAATTCGCTAAAAGTTTCGGTTCAGGAATAGAGGCCAGCGAGAACCGAACGATGGGTTTTGTGCAGGATATTGGCCAGCAGCTATTCACCGCACTGCACGAGTTTAAAGCCGAGCAGGCGGATTTCAACAAGTCGCTTGCTGAATCGATAGTCAATATTGGTCACGGCGTCGCTGGCTCGATGGAGCAAGTACAACAAGTAGCAGAAATGCCGGCTGGACCTCCTCGGAGTCAACAATTGCGCGCAATTCCTGGTGGTCAGGAGCGGCAAGGTTTTGTGCAGAAATCGTTGGGCGGGCCTGGTGAGGGAATTAGCAAGTCGATGATGACCGAGGTGATGACCGATATGCTCGAAAAGGGCGAAGGTGGGATTCAGCCAGTTGAGATCATCAAATTCGACTCAACAGGGGAAATTCGTCCTGAGCTTCAGGCTAAGATTGTAGCCCGAATTCAAGGAGCTGGCCAATAGGCCGTAACCGGTGAGGTAGGGATCGGCTGGCGGACGATCTTTTAGACCTCTCGCAAACACGCAACAGGAGTTCTCACATGTACGGACAGATTGGGTTGCGTCACTACGAGGGCCTCAACGGCTTCGGCTCTGTGCCCGCGCAGGACGTTCATGAACTTAGCAAAGCTCTCGAAGCTGGCTATCAAGTAACGAATCAAACGGGTGGTTCTGCTCTCCGAGTAGAGAGTTTGGAAGCATCGCTCAAGGTGGTGTCCTACACCAACCACCACATTAAGTTTTGGAAAAAGATCCCGAAAAGCCCAGCATATTCAACGGTTGAAGAATATAATCAGCTGGTAAGTTATGGGCCGAATAGTTTTGCCTTCACTCAAGAGGGCGAGCTTAGCCCAGCAACTGACACGCAGTATGCTAGGCGTACTCAGCTGGTAAAATTCCTTTCAACGACCAGAGAAGTGACCCACCCAGCCACTCTCGTTCATCCCGCACATGGTGATCTTATTGCCTTGGAGAACCAGAATGGTATTCTTTGGCTTCTCGAGCGGGTTGAAAATGCGCTGTTTACCGCCGACAGCTCTCTGGCTGCTGACGGTGAGGCAGAGCAGTGGGATGGCCTCGATGCTCTCATCGATGCTACCTCGTTCCTAGATCTCCAAGGTAATCCGCTGAGCGAGTCTCCTGTTGAAGAGGCTAGTAATGTTCTCGTTGAGAACTATGCTTACCCGACGGATCTATTCCTCGGAACCCGTGTGCTTTCGGATCTCGTTAAGACGATGTATCCCCGTGAGCGGATAACTTTACCAGCTCCGGTGAATGGCACTATTGGGCAGTCGATTAACTCAATGGCTACGCAAGCGGGGCATATTGAGTTCAATCCCGATGTATTTATTCGGGCTTTACCTTCTCCACCAGCTGCAGCAACTTCAGCTAGCGCACCAGCTACACCAGCTTCTATTACTTCGGCGTTGTCCGGTACCGATGGTGACTTTAACAAGGGCATTCAGTCGGGCACTGTTGAGATCGCTTACGCTGTCACCAGTTGTAACCGTTTCGGTGAATCCGCTCCGGTAATTATCGCTGCCAACCAGGCGATAACCCAGGTGCAGAAAGATGCAGGCAACCACGTTGATCTGCAGGTTACCAATGCTGCGTCTATTGGTGCTTTCCCGCCTGAATATTTCCGTATTTATCGGTCGCTTCCTTTGGCGTCCGGGGCAGCGGTTCCTACGGCGGTTACGGATTTCAGTCTTGTTCTTCAAGTGGCAGCTAGTAACCAGACGGCTGGCGGTACTACTGATGTTGATGATGTCAACTTCCTGTTGCCGTTCACCAATATCGCTTACATGGGTGAACTGACTCCGTCAGTGATTACGTTCCGTCAGCTTGCACCGATGATGCGACTTGATCTCGCAACTCTTGCTCCAGCTTACAGATGGCAGATCTTGCTTTACGGCACGCCAATTCTGTTTGCTCCAGCTAAGTGGTTGCGGATGATCAATATCGGGCAACTGACCTAATAAACTCCTAGCGCCCGGTGGCGGTTTGTGGCTGCCACCGGGTTATTAAAATACTATTGCGTAGGTTTAGGGACGAAATGGCACCAGAACCAGACGACAGTAACCTAAAGATTCATGAACTAGTTGATCGTCAAGGGAAACTGTCCGCAAAAGGGAAGGATGTTAATACGGTGTTGGGAGATGTTTATAAAGCATCTGAAGCCAGCAACGGTAATGTAACCCAGAAAGAAATGCCGATGATCACGCTAAAGCACCGATGGATGCGCAATCGGAATCTAGTTGTGGGAGTCACAGTATTCCCATTTAATGACGAGGGAGTAGCCAAGATTCCGAATATTGCAAATTCGAGTTTGGATGCTGCAGCATTGATCAAACGATCTAACGGCCTAGTATCCTATCTCGAAGAATCGAAAAAAGAAGTGACCGCTTCGAAGTTGGAGAAAAAAGAAGCGGTCACTTCAAAGCTTCCAAAAGAGGAAGTAAAAACTGAGGCTGCGAAGGCAGAATCAGAGGTTACAGCCCCAAAAGAGGAAGTAAAAACTGAGGCTGCGAAGGCAGAATCAGAGGTTGAAGCTCCTAAAGCAGCTCCTGGAAAACCGGTTCAGCCTCCAAGGAAGCCTGGTAAGAAAGGGCCTCCGAAGAAGCCGCCTGGCCGAAACAGGTAATACATAGGAGATTTAGATGGCTGACATCAGAACTGTAACCGTAGTCGAAGACTCTGGCTCAGAAGAGCTGAAGAGGCTGCGGAAAAGTTACAATGCTCTGTTGGAATCACTTGGTACTTTTATGGACTCGGTTGAAACCGCAGCTGGTGCTTCTGCAGCTGCTGCAACAGCGTTTCTAGCCGAGATTGAAACCGACTCAGCAGAAGTAGTGGCTATCGGCGGTGATCCGAATGTTGGTAATAATCCATCACGATCACCATCGTCCTAATTTGTTGCTTACTCACCATAATATACCGACGCTTAGCGTTCGGCCATAGAAACTTCACGTCATTGTCCCTCCCACCAATTGGGGACTTCGAAAACTAGGAGGAACCGATGTTCAAGCCAGGGCGACCTGTGCATCCATCGAACGGGACGGGCACTGCACCGGACGCAGCTACGACTCCCGAGGGTACTTTGATCTCATTTGGTTTGGGGTCAACTGTGAGTCGGCAATCAACAATACAAGTTGTTGTTACGAATCGCGAAGCTGCACAAAATCTTGAGATCAGTTTTGCTAACGGGAGGGATGGCAGGTGGTTTGCTGTCGCACCCGCAACTACGATCCAATTTCCGATATCTACACATAATTGTAGGCTTCGCGGAGCTTCGGGCGGTACTGCAGCTTACTCAATTATGGGTGTGATCTAATGATTTTAAGACCTGTATATGCTGGAACGGGGGCTAATGCCGAGAAAACCGCTGAGTTGTCTGGGACTTATGACGGTACGAATAGGATCTTTGAACTTCCTGAACCTGTACTTCACTCGCCACCTATTCCATCTGTAAAGCTGTATCACGGCGGTAGACGAATGAAGCATCGAGAGTTTGAAGTGTTTGAAAGTGTAGTTGGCAGTGGATTAGACAGAGTTCGCTTAACTGAGTTTTCACCTGGGCCTAATGCGATTTTGTTTGCGGATTATCAAGCCGCATAGCCAAAGGAGAGTAGGAAATGACAGTTAGAGATGGTCTCATTGATCCAACTTATGACATTCAGGGTGCGGTGGAGGCATCGAATGCTCGCGACTTGGCCGATGAGCAGAATCAGAGAGGGGCTCAGGACGGGTCACAGGCCACGGGTAACGGCACTACTGACAATATCACCGCTCCAGACGGCGATGGCGTACAGACAGCCACAGTAGCAGGGGCAAGCTTCGCAGCCAGTATGGTTGGGAAATTCGTTACGGTTGCTTCGGCAACCAATGGTGCTAACGATGGGTCGTTCTACGTCACAGCTCAAGGCGGAACGACAATTAGTTATGTCAATGCTACTGGAGTAGTAGAGGCTAGCACTTCCGCAACCTTCGATGTGTACGCTCCGTACATGATTGAAGATGACATCGGCTTCACCCAGACGGACCGGAAGAACATCAAGGGCACGGCGCAGCACTACACCGACGTACCAACTTACCAGCGTCCAAGTGCCATCGGTACGGATGTCGACGATAATTTGACCAATCTTGCAGGTCAAACAGCAAAAGCGCTGACTACGGTCAGGACCGTTAAGCAGGCAGGGATTGTTCTTCGTCCAAGCATTACGGATGGTGATTTAACGTTAGCCATCGGTGACGAAACAGCCGAATTTACGGGCTACCACTTCATCGCTGGGGACCTAGATAGTTTTATTACGATATCCGGATCGACTGATGCGGACGGTACTTATCGTATCAAGGCGGTTACAGACGGTAACACGTTGGAGCTAGAGGGTCTCAACTCGGCCACGGCTGAAGGAAGCATTACGTGGGTACTCGAGGGCGACCTCAAGGGTATTCTGTCGAGCAGAAGCTATGCTGATGCTGTTGATCGTCGGGGTATACCCATTGCTGATAGTGGTGAGTACGATGCAACCAATTACGATGCTACCTTTACTGATATCATTGATCCAGTAGCAGGCGGACGTCCCTCTGAAGAAGATGGTGACGAAATCTATGCTCGGTCTTTCGGTGATGACAAAGAGCCAAACGCCGGTTCTACGAATGAGGGAACAAGATTCTTTGTTCAGCTTATTACAGGGGACAATGATGGCTCGGCTACCGATAGCTCCTTAGAGCCCATTTCAGGCCGTAGTGGATCTGCCGCTTCGTTAACTGGTGCAAGCACTACTGTGACTGGGTTGACGGGTATGACCGACCAAGACATCGGTCGGTACTTAACCATCTGGAACTTAGCTGCAGACGAAGCCGACCATCGTATGATCACGGCGGTCAATTCGGCCACTAGCGTTGATTTGGCTGGTAGTAACTTTACTGCTGATGCTTCTGGTGCGATTAATTGGCAAGTCAGTCGACACCCAGATACTTGGGATTTCTATAATGGTGATCGGTATCGTAACGATGAATTGTCGGAGACAGCTCATCGTACTACTCTGATTGGTGGTATCCAAGCTGATGCTGAAATTACTCTTGATATTGCACAGGTTCGTGAGTTTATCGGAGCAGCAGATGGGGATACTACTCCTGATCTAAGTAACACTGGAAATTACTTCCCGTTTAGTGACTTGTCGAATCCTTCAGATACTGATCTGGAGGAGATTGTTAATATTCTGAACCAAGAAATTGGCAATCGAGATTATTCTGCTGGGGCTCTTGCTGCAGTGTCAGGGCTAGCCGATGGGCAGACCATCACAGCTAGCATCGAAGCTATAGCTAATGCTATAGCTGGATCTAGTGTCACTAGAGTTATTGAGCGGCTGTCTTCGGCAGTGCCTAAGAACACAGCGCACACCCTACCTGGCAGCAATACCTACACAGTTGATGCCACAGACAATGGACTCAACATGGATGTGTTCTGGAGAAAGCAGTTACGCGATCCAGGGCCTAACACAGTTCAAAGTAACGATTATGAGGAGACTAGCACTACTCAGATCACTCCTTACGAGACGATCAAAGCTGGTGACTCGATCAACTTTATGATTAGGCAGTAACTTTAAGGCGGCAAAGATGCGATCTAACAAGGTAGATTTGGTGATGGGAGAGATTCCAAAACTCATTAAAAATGAGGATGGAAAAATGGTCCCTAATCCAAATTATCCGTCTGATGGGAAGTGCAAAACTGGACATCTGATTCCAGGTGCTCGGTTTTTTGCTATTTCTGGTCGCACTTTGCCGCCCGATCGTCATGGAGTTTATTGTGATGCTTGCATAGCAACAGCCAATAGGATAGCCAGTGGCAGAAAACGATCTTGATAGTGTTGTTAAAGGTGGCACGTCGACGGACCAAAAGAGAACGGGAACAGCTGTTCAACATATTGTTTCTCTCCGTAAGGAGATGCAGCAGCTCATAGATCAAGGAGGGGCAACTCCGGAACTGTTCGAAGATACGCTAGCAACAATTCTCAGAGCTTTCGAAGTAGAGAGGGTGGATCAAGAAAGACAAATTAGAGACTACGAAAGAAAGATTGAATTTTGCCGCGCTACTCAAAGAGCGGCCAGTCAGTATTCTAGCCTTATTGTTGGAATACTAATGACCAAGTCTAGGGAGTCCCGCTTACCAAAAACTGAAGTAGCACCGATAAAGAACGGGGAAAGGATCTCTGATAAAGAGATGCTTCAACGTATTTGCGCTTGCGGATGTGTAGACGCTGAAGATGAAGCCAATTGTGATTGTGTATGCCACCAAGGTGGATACTGCGATAACCCTAACTGCGTCACATGCCCTGCCCGCCGGCTTGAAGATGAGGCCGGGAAGACAGATGGAAAATTAGCTGAGGTAAAACCGGTTACCAAAAAGAGATCAACACGTAAACCTGGTAAAAAATCGACTAGGAAGAAGAAGTAGTGCCCGGAGGGATTGCAAAAGAAGATCTTGAAGATCTGGATATTGTCGATGCCGTAGAGTTAGCGTCTGACGGAACATCTGAGATCTTTAGTGGAGTAACAGTTGTTTCTACAACTGCTGCTACAAAACAGGTCGCAGTGTCTGGTATTGATCTTTACCGTGATCCTGAGCAATTGGAGTCCGAAGATGTTATTACTCTCGCCGGTACGACGGGGGCCGATGGGACCTATACAGTAGATTCCATAATAGATTCGGTAACGTTTTCAGTTTCAGAATCTATAGTCGATTCTACTGGCGGAACCTGTAGTGCGGTTCACCGATCTGGGTCTCTTCGAGTTGGTTTTGATCCAACTGGGTTAGACAACACGACTGCTACTAATGTCCAGGGTGCCTTATCTGATTTTGATGAAGCAATTACTGCAGGTGGTGGTGGAATCGATAGGGCTTGGCGTAGGCATTTCATGCTGATGGGAGCTTGAGTTAATGGCAGAGACTCTAAAAGTACTAGCACAATCAAATCCGTCAGCATTAACGTTGACGGATATGTACACGGTACCTACTAGTACTTCTACAACTGTTTCTACTATTACAATATGTAATCAAACATCTCAAAAAGCTACAGTAAGAGTGTCAGTAGCTGTAGACGGTGAAGCTGACTCGGATAAACAGTATATTTTCTACGATATAGAAGTCCTAGGTAACGACACATTGTCAGCTACTATCGGAATGACTCTGTCAGCAGCAGATGTAGTCAGAATTTACTCGAGTTCTGTTAGTACGTCGTTTAACCTATTCGGTGTAGAAGTATCATGAGTATAACTAAGTCACTACTCTCTGTTCTGCTAAAGGATATAGAGGGTAATGAAGTTAAGATAGTCAATCCGGGAAGCGAGTATTCGTTATACGTTAGAGATACTCAACAATTAGAAGTTCTTAAAAGTATACTGAGTCAACTGAAGTTAACCAACTTGTATTTATCGAAACTCGTAGACCTAGAACTACCTTCAGACATTTTTGATGAGGACTGAGTATGCTAATTAACGATGGAGGAGGCTCAGGCAGAGCAGCTGAGGTAAACGCAGACCGTATGGTCCTTGCTGCATCTGTCTGTAAAGATATAGCTGCTTGGAAAGCTCTAAACGGTCGCCTGTTCCTAGTAAACACAGGTATCCTTAGTGTAACAACAACCGAAGGTTTGATGGCTTGGTTGTACTACGGCTCTACCACTAAGTATCTAGCTATAGCTAATATGAGTGTAACATGGAATGGTGGTGACACTAACGCTGATAAACATCTAGAGATAACTTACCATGCTGGTGACACCCAGCCAGATACTAACATATCAGTCGGTACTATAAAGAACGCTAACACAGCTAGTCAGTTAACTTTAGAAGGCAGCTCTCTTCTTTTATGGAACGGTACCGGTACTGGTATGACAGGCCATACTGAGGGTTCAGAGATCTCTGAGTCAGTTGCGATGCCGGCAACTTCTGAGACTCTGATCAATGGGAAAATGATAGTAGGTCCTAAGACATCTTTGAGTTTGTACGCTAAAGGTGCTGAGGCAGGTAAGATGGCATTCACTGGTTGGTTCTTCGAATACGATCCTGAGGAGTTGGAGATCTAATCATGTTGAAGATAGCTGATGGAACAGGTAGTGGGTCTGAAGCTAAGGTAACAGATGATAACGAGTTAGTTACCTTATCTACTTCACAGTGCATGTCACTTAAAGCTTCTATCGATGGTAGAGCTTTTGGTATAACTACACCTCTTCTAACAATTACGACTACAGGTGGTAGAGTACTGTGGTTGACTAACACTAGCGACACAAAGAATGTCTACATATGGTCGTTAGCGTATGCTTGGAATGGTGGCAGCACAAACTACAATAAACCTCTAGAAGCGAAGATGGTCGTAGGTGATACAGAGCCTACAACAAACACGACTGATTACACCGCTATCTGCATTAACACTGGAAAGCAAACCACCTTCCAGATTGATGCTAAGTACTGGGATGAGGTAGGTGACGGCATGACTGGTTATACTGCGGGTGCTGAGTGGTTACCTCAGTTTATACCTGTAGGGACACATGTTCTAGAGACGTTAGGTTCTATAATCGTATCTCCATCAGCTAAGCTTTCTGTTAACCTTAAAGCTATAGGTGAGGTTGGAGAAGCCTCTATAGGTCTACTAGGGTATGTAGATTGAGTATAAATTCTAGCATAAAAGACGGTGAAGGCACTAGCCGTTTAGCTGGTGTGACTGTAGATCACGCTCTAAAAGTCACTCAGGTAGAGGAACGTGCTATATACCTGTCTCCTGAGATTCTTACACGACGAAAGCTATTCATAGACTTTCTGCGTAGACTCAGTGATGACTCCAATGATATGAATGTTGATGGTTCATCAACAGCACAAGAGTTTGTCCTTGTTGCTGCTGAGTCAGGTGTACGATGGATAGACAGAATAAGAGTCATAATAGAAGGCAACAACTTCGACCTGTCTGCATCAGGTGATTTCCGTAGATGGGGTTCAGTAGCAGCTAGCCCTGGACTGACTAACGGCACAGAACTTCATGTTGAGCAAGGTGGTGTAACAACAGGTATCTTCGCAGAGTCCGTCAAGACTATGGGCGACCTGTTCTATTACCAGTCAGGGTACGAGAATTTTATTAATGCTGTAGATAGTCAAGCAGACTTCTTATCTATCGATTTACAGATGCCAGTTACTGTAGCTTTACCTCTAGGTGTCGGAGATAGAATAGTCTGTACAATTAACGATAATCTAGTTGATGCTGATTTTCTAAAGTTCCAGATGATCGTCTCAGGGTACCAGGAGATCGGTTCTGATGAATAGACCTCCTATAAGAGTTTTTATAAACGAGTGGGATCCATTAACTCTTACTACGTCATACGGTGAAGCTCACTCGATACTAGGTGAGGGTCTTTTATTTGGGTTTATATTGAGACTAAACAGCGACTCAGGTGTCTCTTTAAAATTAACTATAGACGAGGACTCATGTTTTGAGTTGAATTTATCTGATTTTAGGTCTAAGTATAATCCTGATTATAACAGTTCTGGTTTATACTACAGTTCTGGGTTGTGGGCTTTTAGACCACCTCACTCAATAAGGTTTAACCTGTTTAAGCTAGAAGCGAAGAAGTCAACAGGTACACGACGAATAGACTACGGTGTTACTGAGTGGGGTAGGTTCTGATGGAAGTTTTTAAGCTAGGTTATACAAACTTTAAAACTGTATTCCAAGCGAACTCAACTTGGAGTGCTTACCACGAAGTTACTAGTAGCGACACGGTTATAGCGTACTCAGGCAACAGGAATTATTTGTATAAAACAGAGGTATCACCTGATGACTACGCGGATTGGCAGTCTAACTTTTCTGGCTCAGTAGAAATCACGGAGGAGAGCGAAGCTAAGGCAATGATCCTAGGGTTAGGTTTTGTACCCGATAGCCCTATAGAGCCAGACGGTAAGCCTGTATTTGTTCCTGCTCCGTTTACAGACGGTCTGTACATGTTCATCTCTTCTCAGGGAGATGACCTAACCGGTTCAGTTATATCTCGTGGCGAAGGTGCTCTGCTAAGAATAACATACGCAGGAACACCAGGAGAAGCAGACACTAAGGAAGCTGTTATAACTTTCTATGAGACTGTCGAGATGCACGATGGTCACTCTAGCTGGTTTCCAGCTATGTGGGGAGTTGACGACAGTTCAACTAAATGGGGACACGAAGATGACAAACAAAGTGTTTTAGTTAGAGTCCCTGCGACTTCAGTTACACCTAACGGTTCTAATGAAGGTAACTGTAATCTCGCTGCGGCTCAGCAACTGACGCCTTGGGACAGCGGTACAGAGTACGATCCAGGAGACTTGGTAACGCATAACGGTGTTAACTACTACTGCCATACGACTAACACTAATCAATCTCCTCCTAACGCTGCGTACTGGATAAATATGGTTAACGTGATAGTGCCTGCAGCAGGTGACGGAGCTTATGATGTTGACACGTCCGAGGCTATAGCAGTTCCTCTAGAAGGTTCAGGGTACTGGGATTACGACCAATGGAGCGACACTCTAACCCCATCATCGTCTCCAGGTTCTGCGGACTACATGCTATTTGACTTTGCTATGGACGATATACACTTAGTCAAAAACATGTTGTGTATAGACAATACAGGGTCATGGGAGCTGGATGCGTATAAGGTTGAGCCTATCCTAGCAAGATGGAAGTTTGTTTTACAATCTACTAGAGTTGACGCTGAGGATAGAGGTGCTGCGTCTATAGCAGGTAGGTTCACTTGTTTTAGAGAGGATACTACTTAATGCCATTACCTAAGAACTGGAAGAAAAGAGACTATGTTCCTAAAAAGATACGAGAGGAACTAGAGAATATAAAGATTAATAAAGCTCTACCTAAGGAAGTGTGGCAATCTATAAAGAAAGCCGCGTTACCTGAAGGACAACAAGGTTGACGATTATATCACTAGCTATATCCGGTTGAGGCGACAAAGGAGTTTACGTGCCAAAAAAGCTGACAGCGAAGACACTTCAGCGCCTTAAGGCCGAAGCTGAAAAAAGTCGAAAGAGAACGTTGAGCAATGACGACAGCTTTTGTTTTCCCAGGGGGCGGTGATTTAGGAGCCTTTAGTGTTGGGGTCGCCGAGGCTCTTAACGAGTTAGAGATTCGCCCTGATTTTATCTGTGGAACTTCTACTGGAGCTTTAATTGCTCCGATGGTCTCCATAGGGGAGCACGAGGAACTTTCCCGTATTTACACGACGGTGACTAAACGCAACATCATGCGGTCGAATTGGTGGAGACCTTGGAAGTTGTGGAGAGAAAGTCTCTACCATACCGAGCCCCTCGAGAGACTGATCCGAAAAACTATGGCTGGGAATCGTTATGATCGATTGATGAAGTCTGAGATTCCAGTTTTTTTGTGTTCGGTTGCTTGTCAAACTAAAGAGATTTGGTATTGGTCTCAGACGTCTACAGCTCATCCTCAAACTTACAAATGGGAATCGTTCGATGAGTTCGTTCGAGCTGTTCTGGCGAGCACTAACCAACCTGTAATTATGCCGCCGGTTAAATTAAACGGGCAATTGTGTTTTGACGGTGGTGTTCGTGAAGTGATTCCGATTACATTAGCTTACCAGTTAGGTGCTAGTAAAATCATTGCTGTTTCTCACAAACCGAAAACTTCAACAACACCTTCTTCTACTCCAGAGAATATTGCGGAAATTGGAATCTGGTCAATTGATACCATGCAAACGGAGATCCAGAAAAACGATGTTGCGGTAGTCCCAAATAAGGAAGATCTCATTATAATACGCCCACATAAAACTTTGCCTTCGAATGGCCTTGAATTTGTTCCGGAACATATGCGTTTGATGAAGAGTTTGGGCTACACACGAACTCGAGAAATGCTTGGTTAACGGGAGAGACCAATAGACGATGAGTGCGTTGCTACAGGGGTTGCTAAAGACTGGCGCACCGTGGGGTATTCTATGTGCTGTTTTGCTTTTTGGAATTTGGGTGTTGTGGAAGAGGTGTAATATTCTTTCCGATCGTCTTTACGAATTGGCTATTTCTTAAGTTAAAGTGAACACAGAAACCCAGAAAGCTATTCAGTCGGTCGAAAAGGACGTTGAAGACATTTGTCGGAGAGTTAAGTTATGAGTGGCCGACCAGAAGACGATACAACCTCGGTCGGACGGATTTTAGTTGCCATGGGACTTTGTACTCCTGGACAAGTAGCAAGGGTGGTTGAACTTCAGAAGAATTCTTCTTCCGAAGATAGAATAGGGATTTTTTTGGTAGCTCACGGGCTCATTAGTATGGAGCAGCTGGAACTTGCTCTAAGTGCCCAAGAGGGCTTAAGATCCAAAGCAAAGCATAAACGAGCATTGGCACAAGCATCGATTGCACAGCAAAGTGGATCGTCAACGATGGAGTTAGCAGATCGTGTGCGTGGTAGGGCCGCTGAGGTGAGGAGGAAAACTGGGACCGATTTTCCGGCTGTTACTTCATTAGCGGTGTCAGAAAGAGAAGATTGAATGTGTGCTAAGAAGTCAGATTCTAAAAGTGAGCACATTCGATGTAAAGAACAACTTGATGATATAATTGAGATTTTAGCCACACACGGAAGAATTTTAGAGAAGCACACGGATTCGATCGGCGATATAGGAGCTGTATTAAAAAAGATCCAATCAGACATTGCTAGTATTAATGAGCACCAGAAAACACAAAATCAGGTGGTAGCTGGTATCCACCGACTGTGGTCTAAGTTGAAGTGCATAGCCCCAGAGGAGGGGAAAAATACGAAATCAGACGCAAAAATGGACGTTGATGATTTTACGCGTCTAACTGCGTCGAATGAAATCCGTCAGCTTGGTTTATCGATTGTGAAACCAGATGACAATAGTGATTAGCTCAGATTCCTATGTTGGGTTTGAACGTTGGCAACTTGCACGAGAATACAAACGGGCGAAACAGAGCCCATTGTTGTCTTGATCTTAGATGCCAGCGGAGATCCGTTAACGGGTCTGACGGACATCAAGATCAGGGTTAGGCGCGCTAGTGATGGATTCTATTTGGACTGGTCGGACAACACATTCAAGGCTACGCCGGTGCAGTTACTCCAGCAGCTTGAAGAAATTTCCGCAACTTATAGTCCAGGAGAATACCATTTGGATACGCTAACTCATGTTGGAGGTTTTGACACATCAACAGTAGTGCAGACTGTAGATGAAGAAGTTTATTTCTTCACTTCAGTTCAGGATGGTGGCACAGATGCTTCGAACCCCATCCAAGTAGGCGAGATTAAAGTCGGCGGATTCGTTGATGATATAGTTGAAGATCGATACCCAGTGATCTTCTAGGAGAGGACAAAT